GTTCTTGAGCAGCGCGCGCACCCGAGGACCGGTTTCGGACTCGATTCCCCCGGGGAGGATCGTTCGGTGGGTAGGAGGAACCGGCCTCGGCACTCCCGGCCCGGCCGGAACCGGAGCCGGCGAGCGACGGCCGAGCAGCGCGCCCGGGCCGAGCTCGACCGGGACGATCCGCCGGCGCTCCCTCCTCGAGGTCGTCGCCGGGAGCCTCCGCCGCCCGGTGGTCCGGTGGTCCGGTGCCCGAGCGGGAAGAGCGGGTTCGCCGAGGCCGAGGCGCGTCGCCGGCTCGAGCAGTACGCCGCGGAGCACGGGAACCGACGAGCTCGGCCGGTGCGCGTCTACCCTTGCCCGAAGTGCGGAGCGTGGCACCTCACGAGTAGGGAGTAGAGACGATGGGCCGACGTGGACCGGTGCCGATGCCGGACAACGTCCGGAGGATCCGAGGGACGAAGCCCCTCCGCGACGTCGAGACCGGCGAGAAGGTGAAGCGGCTCGTCCTTCCGCCCGTCGCGCCGAAGCCTCCGGAGGGACTGTCGCGGAAGGCCTCGGCCGAGTGGCGACGGATCGTCCCCGAGCTCGAGCGCGCCGGAGTCCTCGCCGAGATCGACCGGGGAGCTCTGACCGCGTACGTCACGTCGTGGGCGCACATGCAGGAGGCCGAGGAGATCCTGAAGCGGGAGGGACTGATCCGGGAGACGAAGGACGGCGCGTCGCGTCACCCCGCGTGGATCGTCTACCGGGAGGCGAACCGGACGATGCTCGCAGCGGCCCGGGAGCTCTACCTCACGCCGACGAGCCGGCTCCGGATCCCCGTCCCCCGAGGAGCAGCGGCCGACGATGGCAGCGGCGACGATCTGTTCGACTGAGCGCGAGGTCTGGCAGGCGATCGGCGACCACCTCGTCGAGCTCGTCGAGGCCGGCGACGTCCTCGCGTCGGGATGGCTCGAGGAGAACGAGCCGGCGATCGTGACTCCGGTCCCGCACGGTCGGGACGTGATCTACGACCCGGCGCGAGTCGAGAAGGTCGTCCGGACCCTCGCGCAGTTCGAGCAGATCAAAGGCCGGTGGGCGGGACGTCCGCTCCGGCTCCTCGACTGGCAGTTCCTCTACGAGATCGCTCCCGTGTTCGGTCTCGTCCGGTGGCACGAGCTCCCGCCGGCCGAGAGGCGCGGCGACGAGCTCGGCGAGCACCGCCGGATCATCAGGACCGCGTGGTTCGAGAAGCCCCGGAAGAACGGGAAGAGCACCGAGTGTTCCGGTCTCGGCCTCGTCCTCGCGTTCGCCGACGACGAGCCGGGAGCGGAGGTCTACGCCGCGGCGCGGAACAAGGACCAAGCCCGGATCGTGTTCACGCCGGCTAAGACGATGGCGGAGCGATGCGGCCCGCTCCGCCGCAAGCTCGGCCCGCGGGGGATCCAGCGGAACCTCCTCGAGAACCCGTCGACCTCCTCGATCTTCCGGCCTCTCGCGTCGGACCTCGGAGGGAGCCTCCACGGTCTGAACGTCCACGGAGGGATCGTCGACGAGGTCCACGTCCACAAGTCGCCCGACACGATCGACGCGATCGAGACCGGAACGGGGTCCCGGACCCAGCCCCTCGTCGTGTTCATCACGACGGCCGACGAGGGACTCACCGGCTCGATCTACGACACGAAGAGGAGCTACGTCGAGGCGCTCGCCGAAGGTCACGCCGAGGACGAGACGTTCTACGGGGTCGTGTTCGCCGCGTCGGCCGAGGCGATCGAGCTCCGCCCGTTCGAGGACTCGACCCTCATCGCCGCGAACCCCGGGGTCGGCTGGACCGTCGAGCTCGACTACCTCCGCTCGAAGGCCCGGGAGGCGAAGAGCTCGCCGGCGCAGTTGAACCGGTACCTCCGGCTCCACCTCGGCAAGAGGACGAAGCAGTCGGTCGCGTGGTTCACGATGGCGCAGTGGGACACCTCGATGGGTCTCGCTCCGACGGCCGACGAGTGGCGGAAGGCCGTCGCCTACGCCGGTATCGACCTCTCGGCGACGACCGACTTCACCGCCGCCGCGATCATCGCTCCGGATCCGCAGACCGACGGAGCCGGCTACATCGGCCGCGCGATGTTCTGGCTCCCCGAGCAGCGGGTCGACACCCTCGAGAAGCTGACCGGGGTCCCGCTCCGCCGGTGGGCCGACGAGGGATGGATCCACCTCACCGAGGGGAACGTGGTCGACTACTCCCGGTTCCGCGAGGACCTATCCGCCGAGATCTCCCGGCTCGGTTGTACCGTCGCGGAGGTCGGCTACGACCCGTGGAACGCCGCGGAGACGGTTCAAGAGATGCAGACACAGCGACGCAACCCGTACACGATGGTCCCGATCCGGCAGGGGTACGCGTCCCTGTCCGGGCCCTCGAAGGAGCTCGAGCGGCTCGTCATGGGATCGACGCCGGAGCTCCCGCTCCTCCGGTTCGGCTGGAACCCGGTCCTCCGATGGATGGCCGACTGTGTCGAGGTGATGCAGGACCCGAGCGGGAACATCAAGCCGACGAAGCCCGACCGCCGGAAGAGCTCGAAGAGGATCGACGGGATCGCCGCCCTCGTGAACGCGATCGCTCGAGCGATGCTCCGAGCTCCGGCCAAGAAGCGACGCCGCGCCGGCGGGGTCGCATGAGGAGGACCCCGTGAACCTCGACGACCCGACCGACGTCCTCCGGACCATGTACGCCGAGATGGTTCGCCGCCGGCGAGTGATCGAGACCGCGACCGCGTACTACGACGGAGACCACCGTCTCGCGTTCGCGTCGGAGAAGTTCCTCGAAGCGTTCGGAGGTCTGTTCGGAGCGTTCGCCGACAACTGGTGCGCGCTCGTCGTCGACGCCGTCGAGGAGCGGCTGCAGGTGCAAGGGTTCCGCGTCGGGGAGGAGACCGAGGCCGACGGCGCAGCGAAGAGGATCTGGGAGGAGAACGAGCTCGACCTCCAATCGGCGATGGGTCACACCGACGGCCTCATCCAGGGAGCGTTCTACGTCACGACGTGGCAGCGCGGCGACGCCGGCTCCGACGACGAGACGACGCCGGAGATCACGGTCGAGAGCGCGACGAGCGCGATCGTCCTCGCACACCCGAAGATCCGCCGCCGGCGGCTCGCCGGCCTCCGAGTGTGGACCGACGAGGAGGGGTACGAGCACGCCGAGCTCTTCCGGCCGGACCGTGTGTACCTCTTCCGGAGTCGAGCGAAGAGGACCGGCGCGATCGTCGACCCGTTCCGCGTGCAGTGGATCGCCGAGACCCACGCCGACCTCGCCGCGAAGCTCGACGAGTCCTCGTCGATGCCGAACCCGCTCGGAGTGGTGCCGATGGTCGAGTTCCTCAACCGGCCCCGGCTCTCCCTCTCGAGGCGCGTCGGATGGGCCGCGCACTCCGAGCTCGGCGCAGTAATCCCGATCCAGGACGCAGCGAACAAGCTCCTCGCCGACATGCTCGTGGCCTCGGAGTTCGCCGCGTTCCCGCAGCGATGGGTCACCGGATGGGAGCCCGACACCGACGAGGAGACGGACGAGGTGATCGCTCCCGCGTTCCGGAGCGGAGCCGGCAAGACGTGGTGGACCGAGAACGCCGAAGCCAAGTTCGGAGCGTTTCCCGCCGTCACGATCGACCAGTACGTGAGCGCGATCGAGCTCCTCGTGCAGCACATCGCGAGCGTGTCGAGCACCCCGCCGCACTACCTCCGAGCCTCCGCCGACCGGCTCTCCGGCGAGTCCCTCAAGAGCGCGGAGACCGGTCTCGTCGCGAAGGTCCGGCGCAAGCAGCGACACTTCGGCGCAGGCTGGGAAGAGGTGATGCGGCTCGCCGGCAAGGTCGCCGAGATCCAGGAGCTCGCCGGCGCGCAGCAGATGGAGACGATCTGGAGAGACCCCGAGACCCGCACGGAGTCCGAGCACGTCGACGCCGTCTCGAAGAAGAAGGACCTCGACGTCCCGGCCGAGCAGCTATGGGAGGAGCTCGGCTACAGCCCCGAGCAGATCGCCCGGTTCCCCGCGATGCGCGCCCGGAGCTCGATCACCGGCGCGGCGGCTCTCGCCGAGCTCCGCAACCCGCAGACCCCGCGCCCGCCGGCCGTCCTCCCGCCGACTCCGCCGACGCCGGCTCCGGCCCCGAACCCGGCCGAGGTGTAGGCCGTGGCGGAGGTCGACGACCTCGCCCGGATCCAGCAGGCCCACCACGCGAGCCTCCTCGCGATCCGAGAGACCTCCGCCGGCCTCGTCGAGGACGCGTGGGACGCGTACGCCGGCCTCGACGACGTCTCGGCGCGCCGCTTCACCGATGCCGCGGCGAGAATCTCGACCGCGGCGCAGCAGCAGACCGCCGCCCTCGCCGCCGGCTACCTCGAGGCGAACGACGCCGTCCTCGGCCGAGCCTCCTCGATCGTCCCGACCCTCCCGCCGATCCGGAACGGGGCCCCGACCGAGGCCGTCTACAACCGCTCGATCGTCGAGGCGCGCCGGATCGTCGGGAACGGAGGGAACGTCGACCAGGCCCTCGCCGCCGGCCGAGCTCGTGCCACCTCGACCGCCCGGACCGACGTCATCCTCGCGAACCGAGGCGCGGTCTCCGCCGCGAAGGCCGGCCGGCCGTGGGTCGTCGGCTACCGGCGCGTCCTCACCGGGAAGAGTTGCGCGCTCTGCGCGACGGCCTCGACGCAGCGGTACAACATCGCGGACCTACAGCCGATCCACGCGTCGTGTGACTGTGACGTCGCCGAGATCTACGGGAACGCCGACCCCGGCCAAGTCATCAACCGGGAGCTCCTCGAGGACCTCAAGGCGACCGCCGCCGACGGAGGCCGGCCCGACTACTGGCGCGGCCCCTACCTCGTCGACGAGCGCGGCCGGATCACCGTCGCCCGAACCGACTACCTCCGCGGCCCCGACGGGAAGAGGCTCCTGACCGAGGCCGGGAACCCCGTCCGCGTGAAGGTCCCGGGGGATCCGGTGCGCGCCACCGTTCGCCGGCACGGGGAGCTCGGCGAGGTCCTCACCGACTCCCGGCACGCGTTCACCGCAGCCGACGAGATCGCCGACCTCGAGCTCCCCTCGATCACCGGCCGGCCGACGGCCGTCGCCGACGAGCTCGACGACGTCGCCGAGGCCGTGGCGCGCACGAGCTCGACCGTCGACGACCTCGCCCGCACGCCGGCCAACATCGCCGAGGAGGCCCTCGACGAGGCCCCGAAGCACCGGCTCAAGCCGACCGACCCCCGCTCGAATAGCGTCCAGCGCGAGGCGCTCCGCCGGAACGTCTCCCCCGAGCGCGTCGCCGCCGAACGCGACGCCGCGAAGCTCGCCCGAGCTCAGGAGCAGCGCGCCCTCCGACAGGAGCGGAAGGCGTGGACCCGGGACTCTCCGGAGGTGATCGAGGTCGCCGCCCGGAACGGAGTCGACCCCGACGACGTGATCGCCGCGCTCGAGCGGATCCCCGCCGTCCGGAAAGAGATCGCCGAGGCCGCGGCGAGAACGCAGGCCGAAGCGTTCGACACCCTCTACAGCTACAACGACGCGTGGAAGATCCAGCGACCCCCACCGCGAGGTGCCACCTACGCCGACGGGAACCCGATCCCTCGCGCCGGCTGGGACTTCCTCGAGCAGTTGGACGCGAGGGAACGCGCCCGGCTCTCGCGACAGTGGTACGACGACTCCCCGACCTACGCTCCCGACCTCCTCCAGCAGACCATCGCGAGCGCGAACCCCGGGGTCGCCGGCTCCGTCGACGAGGCCGTCGCACACTGGCTCGAGATCACCCGCAGGTACGAAGCGGCCGGCGCGCTCCGTCGAGGAAAGCTCCCGAGCGAACGCGCCTACTCCGGAGCGATCGACCCCGACAACCTCGTCGCCGACGTCCGGTACTCCGTCCGCGCCGTCCTCGGCTCCGACGACCTCAACGCGGCCGGCCACATCGCCGGCCGTGACGCCGAGGACCTCGCGCAGGACGCCTACCAGTACCTCGGCCGAGCCTCGACGAACCCGCAGCACGGCCCGAGCCCGTACCGCATGAGCTACCAGTCGTGGGAGGAGGAGGTCCGGACCCTCGAGTACGGACTCCGGGAGTACCCCTCCGAGATGCCCGCGAACGCGTGGGCCCGGTACCGGGAGCTCGTCCCCGAGTTCATCGACGAGCCCGGCCTCGAGTTCGAGGACCTCTACACTCGAATCGTGACGACCGCACGACAGGCCGGCGAGGAGGTCCCGGACTATGCCCGGATCCCGTGGCAGTAACCCGAACGGAGCGCAACCGGCGAACCTCGCCGACTGGCAGGCCCGCCGGCTCGAGGCCGTCCGAGGTCGGCCGGCGCGCGCCGTGAGCTACGACGACGAGCTCCCGATCGACCTCCTCGCCGATCCCGAGGAGACCCGCCGGATCCTCGACCGGCTCCGCTCCTCCGAGTAGATACCCGCGCACGAGCTCGGCCCGCGCGTATCCTCTGCCACGAGGGAGCCGACAGGGAGCCCACGAGAAGCGGAGGACGAAGCCGACATGGCGACGGACACCACGACCAGCGAAGAGACCGAGACCGAAGAGACCGAGACCGGCGGAACCGACAAGGGATCCGGCGGATCGAGCTCGAAGGAAACCACCTCCGGCGACGACGACCTCGACGCCGAGAAGTGGAAGGCCCTCGCCCGGAAGCACGAGAAGCAGTCAGGGAAGCTCCAGGCCGAGCTCGACAGGATCAAGGCCGAGAGCATGACCGAGACGGAGAAGGCGATCGAGAAGGCGAAGGCCGAAGGCCGCGAGGAAGCTCGCGCCGAGGCGCTCGCCGAGATGATCGGCCTCGCCGTCGAGACCGCCGCCGGCGAGAAGCTCGCCGACCCGTCGTTCGCTCGACTCCTCACCGAGGAGGACCGCGAAGGGTTCGTGACGAAGGACGGGAAGGTCGACCGGAAGGCGATCGCCGCGGCTCTCGACGATCTGGTCAAGCGACACCCGAACCTCGCGAAGAGCGGGAAGGCGGGATCGCTCCCCGGTGGCGGCAAGAAGCCCGCGACCGGGTTCAGCATGAACGACGAGATCCGTCGGCTCGCCGGCCGTCGGTAGTCCCAACCCTCCGAGGAGGCCCCCGAAATGCCCACCTACTCCGACATCGTGGACCGCGGCGACGCGACTCCCCTCATCCCCGAGGACGCAGCCCGAGAGATCCTCGGCTCGGCCTCCGAGCAGAGCTCGGTCCTCCAGTTGGCCCGCCGGCTCCCGGACATGGCCCGCAACCAGCGCCGGCTCCCCGTGTGGAGCTCGCTCCCGCACGCCTACTTCGTCGACGGGGATACCGGGCTGAAGCAGACGACCGACGCCCGGTGGAAGAACGTCTACGTCAACGCCGAGGAGCTCGCGGTGATCGTCGTCATCCCGGACAACGTCCTGGACGACGCCGACTACGACCTGTGGGCCGAGATGCGGCCCGGGATCGTCGAGGCGTTCGGCCTCGCCGTCGACCAGGCGATCCTCTACGGGATCAACGCGCCGGCCCTCTGGCCCGAAGGCGTGGTCGAGGTCGCCGAGCAGGCCGGCCACGTCCTCGAGCTCGGCACGAACGGAGACCTCTACGACGACATCCTCGGCGAGGGAGGGACCCTCTCGTTCGTCGAGGAGGACGGCTACATGGTCTCCGGCCACATTGCGTCGCTCACGATGCGCGCCAAGATGCGCGGCCTCCGGGACCAGGACGGCCAGCCCGTGTTCCGCGCCGGCAAGCAGGCGACGGAGGGAGGTCGCTCGACCTACGAGCTCGACGGGGAGCCGGTGCAGTTCCCGAAGAACGGCGCGATCGACCCCGCTCGCTCGCTCCTGATCTCCGGCGACTGGTCGCAGTTGGTCTACGCGATCCGGAAGGACATCACGTACAGCGTTCACACCGACGGAGTCCTCACCGACTCCGAGGGGAACGTCCTGCTCAACCTCATGCAGCAGGACGCGACGGCGCTCCGGTGCGTGTTCCGGCTCGGCTGGGCCCTGCCGAACCCCGTCAACCGCGTGAACGAGGACGAGGACACGCGCTACCCGTTCGCCGTCCTCGAGCCGGCCAACGCGTCCTGAGCGATGACGAGCGGGTCGACCGTTCTCCTCGTCCCGGTTCTCCGCCGGCCGAGGAACGTCGACCCGCTCGTTCGCTCCGTCAGAGAGAACACCCCGGAGCCCCACCGGCTCCTCTTCCTCGTCACCGCCGGCGACTCCGAGGAGATCGCCGCGATCGAGGAGGCCGGCGCGGAGTACCTCGAGACCCCGCCGGCCCCTCGAGGTGACTACGCCCGCAAGATCAACGCCGGGTACCGCGCCACCTCGGAGCCCTTCCTCTTCCTCGGAGCCGACGACCTCCGGTTCCATCCCGGATGGCTCTCCGCCGCCCTCGCCCTCTTCGAGGATCCGGCGATCGGAGTCGTCGGAACGCAGGACCTCGCGCCGACCGAGCGCGCCCGGACCGGCCAGCACGCGACGCACTCCGTCGTCCGGCGGAGCTACGTCGACGAGCTCGGCACGATCGACCGCCGCGGCGAGGTCCTCCACCCCGGCTACTGGCACGAGTACGTCGACGACGAGCTCGTCGCCACGGCCCGAGCTCGTGGAGCGTTCGCGTTCGCGTTCGACTCCGTCGTCGAGCACCTTCACCCCTCGTGGGGGAAGGCCCCGACCGACGAGCTCTACGCGCAGCAGCGCCGGCGCATGAGTCACGGCCGCGCCCTCTTCGCTCGCCGGCGGAGGCTATGGACGTCGCGGTGATCGTCGCGACGTTCGGCGAGCTCCGGTGGGCCGAGCTCGCGCAACGTCGAGCGAAGGTCTCCGCCGAGCTCGAGGAGCCGGCCGACCTCGTCGTGTTCCACGGAGGGAGCTCGATCGCCGAGGCCCGGAACACCGCAGCCGCGATGACCTCGACGGAGTGGCTCTGTTTCCTCGACGCCGACGACGAGCTCGAGCCCGGCTACCTCCGAGCGATGGCCGCGCGCCAGCTGGACCGAGGTCTCCTCGCGCCGGCGATCCGGGAGGTCGTCGAGGGGATCCCGGGCCCGGCCCGCGTCCTCGACGATCGGAACATGGCGACCCTGAACCCGTGTGTCGTCGGGACTCTGATCCGGCGGGAGATCTTCGACCTCGCCGGCGGATTCTGGACCGAGCGCGCGTGGGAGGACTGGTCCCTCTTCCGGCGAGCCTGGCTCCTCGGCGAGGAGGTCCACCACGTCGCCGACGCGGTCTACCGTGTTCACGTCAACCCGTCCGGCCGGAACGGGACCGTCCTCCGGCCCCGACAGCTACACCGGGACATCGTCCGGAGTCACGCCCTCTGGAAGAGAGACCGGCAGAGGAGACCCCGATGACGATCGCCCTACTCGTGATGACCGACGGCCGGCGGGAATGTATCGAGAGGACCGTCCCCTCGGCCCTCTCCGAGCTCGTCGGCCCGATCTCGGAGATCTGGATCCACGACGACTCCGGCGACCCCGACTACCGACAGTGGCTCCGCCGGTTCGGAGGGACCGTGATCGGACCGCCAGCCGGCCGGAGTGGGTTCGGAGGAGCGATCCGGTCCGCGTGGGCCCACCTCCGGGAGCACTCCTCCGCCCGGTTCGTGTTCCACCTCGAGGACGACTTCGTGTTCCGCCGTCGCGTCGACCTCGTCGACATGATGGCCGTCCTCCTCGCCCACCCCGAGCTCGTCCAGCTTGCCCTCCGCCGGCAACCGTGGAACGACGCCGAGCGCGCCGCCGGCGGGATCGTCGAGCAGCACCCCGACGCCTACGCCGACCGGATCGACGAGCACGGCCGAGCATGGCTCGAGCACCGGCAGTTCTTCACCACGAACCCGAGCCTCTACCGGATGGCGCTCGTCCTCGATCACGAGTGGCCCGACGGAGCTCAGTCCGAGGGACGGTTCTCCCACGAGCTCCTCGCCGACGACCGGATCCGGTTCGGGTTCTACGGAGCCCGGGACTCCGGAGAGTGGGTCGAGCACATCGGCCACCAGCGCGCCGGGACCGGCTACTGATGACCGTCGTCGCCGTGACGATGGTCCGAGACGAGGAGGACGTGATCGGCTCGACCGTCCGGCACATGCTCGGCGAGGTCGACGCCGTGATCGTCGCCGACAACCTCTCGACCGACCGGACCCGCGAGATCCTCGACGACCTCGCCCTCGACGACGACCGGCTCGAGATCGTCGCCGACCTCGACCCCGCGTACGAGCAGTCCCGGAAGATGACCGCGCTCGCCCACCTCGCCGCCGAGGAGTTCGGCGCGACGTGGATCGTCCCGTTCGACGCCGACGAGTGGTGGTACACCCCGCACGCCGACCGGATCGCCGACGTCCTCGCCGCAGTCCCCGCCCGGTGGCACGTCACGCCGGCCGAGCTCTTCGATCACGTCGCGACCGGCCTCGACCCCGACGAGCCGGATCCCGTCCGGCGGATCGGATGGCGGAGGCGCACGCCGGCCCCGCTCCCGAAGGTCGCCGCCCGCTACCGACCCGACCTCGTGATCGAGCAGGGGAACCACGGAGCGCACTACGAGGAGTTCACGCCGGCCCCGTTCGACCCCGTCCTCGTCGTCCGGCACTACCCCTACCGCTCCCTCGAGCAGTTCGTCCGGAAGGTCCGGAACGGCTCCGCCGCGTACCGCGCCGCCGGCGACCGGCAGGCCCCGGCGCACGGCGCACACTGGCGACAGTGGGGAGAGCTCCTCGACCAGCACGGCCCCGAGGCCCTCGAGGAGATCTTCCGCCGGTGGTACTGGCGCGCCGACCCTCGCGAGCCCGTGAAGATCGAGGGAGAGCGACAGCCCGCCCTCCTCTTCGATCCTCCTCCCGGGGTCCTCGGATGACGTCGAAAAACCGGAAGCGCGTCCCCTCCGCCGGAGTGGTGATCCCGACGAGAGCCGGCGACGAGTGGCGCGCCCGGGCCATCGCGTTCGTCCTCGAGTGGTACGCCGACAAGCACCCCGAGCTCCCCGTGGTCCTCGGCGAGCTCGACGAGGCCGAGGAGTGGTCGAAGGGAGCGGCCGTCGCCGCCGGGATCGAGGAGCTCGGCCCCGTCGACGTCCTGGTGCTCGCCGACGCCGACTCGTTCGTCACCGACCCCCGAGTCCTCGTCGAGGCCGTCGAGCTCGTGCGCGCCGGCCGGCGCTCGTGGGTCGTCCCCCACCGCACCGTCTACCGGCTCCGAGACCGCGAGACCGAGCGGCTCTACGCCGACCCGACCCGCCGGCCCCGGATGAACGTCGTCGCCCGGACCCCGTACATCGGCCCCGCCGGCGGAGGGATCACCGTCGTCTCCCGTGAAGCGTTCGAGCTCGTCGGAGGGATCGACCGCCGGTTCCTCGGATGGGGAGGCGAGGACGTCGCGTTCGGCTGGGCCCTCGAGACCCTCTCCGGCCCCGCGCACCGTCTCGCCGGCCGGCTCTGCCACCTCTGGCACCCGCACCCCGCGCCGAACCTCCGCGGGTCCCCGGCCTCCGAGGAGCTCGTCGCCCGCTACCGGGAGGCCCGCGGCTACCCCCGCCGGATGGCCGCGATCACCGCCGGCGAGGAGTGGGAACCTCTGCCCGAGCTCCCGGAGCCGGTACGGTTCCGGATGACAGCGAACCGACGGACGCTCCGGCTCTTCGGCTCCGACCTCGTGATCCGGTTCCGAGACGGGATCTACGAGACCTCGGACCCCGACGAGGTCGAGGCGCTCCGACGGCACACGATCGTTCGAGAGGAGCGCAGACGATGACCTTCGCGACACCGCAGGACCTCCGGACCTTCCTCACCGGCCAGACCCTCGACGAGGACACCGACGCCGAGTGGATCGCCCAGGCCGAGCTCCTCCTCGAGCTCGTCTCCGCCGACATTCAGGCCGCGGCCCGGAACCGGATCGTCGCCGGCTCCGAGACCGCGAAGCTCGCCGGCACATGGTCCCGAGATCTCCTCCTCCCGCGCCGGCCCGTCGTCGCCGTGACCTCCGTCGAGCTCAACGGCTACGCGATCGCCGACGGCCTCTACGAGTGGAACGAGAGGAGCCTGATCCGCTCCGGCCGGTTCGGAGTGGTGAACGCCGTCGAGCACCTCACGGTCGGGGACGGAGCACATTGGGGAGGCCCGAGCTCGACCGTCACCGTCGCCTACAGCTACGGATACTCCGCCGAGACCGTGCCCCTCATCGTGAAGAGCCTCGCCCTCCGGATCGCCGCCCGCACGATCGACAATCCCGGCAGCGGGATCTCCCAGGAGTCCCTCGGCCCGTACTCCGTCAGCTACCGGAACACCCTCGACGCCGGCGGCTCGCACGTCTCCGAGTCCGAGGCGCGCATGCTCCGCCGCCGGTTCTCGACGACCGCCGGAACGATCACCGCCGGGAGCCTCTGACATGCGGCCCGACCGGCTCTTCCCCTCGACCGTCACCGTCCACCGCGTCACGCAGGACGGCCCGCCCGACGAGATGGGAGACCCGACCGAGGAGGTCGTCTCGACCACCTACGCCCGCGCCGGCTCCGTGTGGCAGGTCCAGCGCAGCGACGACACCGGGAACACCGACGTCCAGTACGAGGAATGGAAAGGCGCGCTCCGCCGAGATCTCGCCGGCCTCGTCGACGGGACCGACCGGATCGAAGTCGAGGGGATCACGTTCGAGCTCGAGGGGCCCCCGTGGCCGGCGCGCAACCCGCGGACCGGCCGGATCGAGCTCGTCGAGGTGACGCTGCGGAGGACGCGGTGAGCGCGCCGAGCTCGTTCAAGTTCGAGCCCGATCGGAAGGGGATCGAGAAGGTCCTCGAGGGGCCCGGGGTCGCGAAGGCGCTCACCGACGCCGCCGTCCAGGTGCGCGAACGGATCCAGCGGTACGCGCCGCGCGGGTTCATGGGGTACTGGCGCTCCGTCCGGTACGTTCCGGCAAAGCCCGGACCCGACGGCCTCGAGGCCGCGGCCGGAGTCGACTCCCCGGTCTGGCACCTCCCCGAGTACGGAACCGCGAGCTACCCCGCCCGCTCCCCGATCCGCAAGGGAGCCCGCGACGTCCTCGCCGACTTCAAGGAGGGGAGCTCGTGACCGACCCGCTCGTGATCCTGCCGAACATGGAGGCCGTTCTCTCGCAGTTCTACCGCGACCAGCCCGAGATCCAGGACCTCATCGGCGACCGTGTGTGGACCTCGATCCCGAAGGGAGCCGGCGGAGACCCGATGATCCGCGTAACCCTCCTCGGCGACGAGAAGGTCACGAGCCGGCCCCTCTGGATCGCCCGGTTCCAGATCCAGACCGACGCGTGGGGAGGATCGAAGGCGCAGGCGCACGAGCTCGCCCGGCTCGCCGAAGGACTCCTCCACGCCCGGGCCCTCGGCATCCAGGACACGGCCGTGATCGTCGGAGTCGACGGAGGCCCGATGATCGACCTCCCGGACGAGAGCTACGAACCGGCCCGGCCCCGGTTCCTCTTCACCTCCACCATTACCGCGCACCCGCTCGATACAGTCGCGAGCTAGCGGCCGGAGACGCCCTCCGGTCCGACAAGCGAACGGAGGCTGCCCCTCATGTCCAACACCCCCGCCGAGATCCTGATCGCCGGTACCGGCACGATCTACACCGCGCCCGAGGGGACCGAGCTCCCTCAGTTCCTCTCCGAGGCGCTCGACCCCGCGTTCGTCCCGACCGGGTACATCACCGAGGACGGCGCGAAGTTCACCGACGCGAAGTCCGTCGACGAGGTCCGAGCCTGGCAGGCGTTCTACCCCGTCCGGAAGTTCGTCACCGGCCGGACCGGCTCCCTCGAGTTCACCCTCATGCAGTGGAACGAGGAGAACCTGGTCCTCGCCTACGGAGGCGGAGGGATCATCGAACCGCAGCCCGGCGAGTACCGGTACGAGCCCCCGGAGCCCGACGAGGTGAACGTCCGCGCCGTCGTCCTCGACATGAGCGACGGAGTCCGGAACTTCCGGTTCTGTGCAGGCCGGACCTACGTCACGAACGACGTCGAGAGCACGTTCGCGAAGAGCGGCCCCGGCCTCCTCCCGATCACGCTCGAGATCCTCGACGACGCCGCGAACGTCAAGCCCTGGCGCTACGACAGCGACGACGCCGCGTTCGCCCCGGCCGCGTCGTGAGCAACGTCACGAGGATTCGAGTCGACATCGCCGGCCAGTCCCGCGAGGTCGTCGTCGGAGCGTTCGCGCAGATCGCCGCGAAGAGGCGCTACGGGATGGACGCGCTCCGGGACGGAGATCCCGAGCCCGTCCTCTACGGAGTGTGGATCGAGCTCGACGGCCCTCGCCCGCCGGCGGAGCGATCGATCGACATCGAGGACCCGAAGCACCCGTTCAACGCGTGGCTGGCCTCCGTCGAGGGATTCGAGCTCGTCCAGACCGAGGGAGACCCCGATGACGAGGACCCTACGCCGGCGGAGTCGAGCGGCTCGTCGCTCGTCTCTCCGCCGACCTCGGAGTAGATCCGGCCGGCCTCCTCAGTGTCCCCGGCGAGGTGCTCGCCGAGATGCAGCGCGCGCACTCTCGCCGGTGGACACACTCCGAGGAGCTCCTCGCCCTGATCCTCGAGCGGCTCGACGCGCTCTACAACCTGACCGAGTACGTCAACACGAAGCCCGACCGGCGGAGCTCGAAGCTACCGAAGCCCCTCCGGTACCCGCGCCCGGGCCCGAAGCCGAAGCCGAGGTACTCGACGCCCGACGAGGTGCGCGCGTTCTTCGCCCGATGATCGAGGAGGTCCCCGAGTGGCACTAGGACTAGGAGGCGGAGGCGGGACCGTCGGGACCGGCTACGTCAAGATCAAGCCCGACGCGGCCGGGTTCGGCGAGGACCTCGAGCGCGAGGTCGGCGCGGAGGCGAACAGCCGCGCCGGCGGGATGGGCGCGAAGGCCTCGATGGCGTTCCGGGGAGCGTTCCTCGCCGGCGCGGCCACGATCGGGAAGAGCCTCTTCGACTTCGCCGGGTTCGACGCAGGCATGCGGGAAGTGTTCACCCTCATGCCGGACATCACCGCGCCGGCAATGGACGAGATGACCGCGCAGGTCAAGGCGTTCGCCGGCGAGTTCGGGGTCCTCCCCGACGAGGTGATCCCCTCGCTCTACAACAGCATCAGCGCAGGCGTTCCGCCCGACAACGTGTTCGAGTTCCTCGAGACGGCGCAGATGCTCGCGAAGGGAGGCGCGACCGACCTCGCGACCGCCGTCGACGGCCTCTCCTCCGTCGTGAACGCCTACGGCGCGGACACGATCACCGCGACGCAGGCGAGCGACGCCCTCTTCACCGCGGTGAAGCTCGGCAAGACCACGGTCGACGAGATGTCCGCGAGTCTCTTCCAGGTCGCCCCGATCGCGAGCTCGTTCGGAGTCTCGTTCGAGGAGGTCTCGGCGACGATCGCCACCCTCACCGCGCAAGGCACCCCGACGGCCGTCGCGGCGACGCAGATCAAGGGAGCGATCTCCGAGCTCGGCAAGGAAGGAACGAAGGCCTCGCAGACCTTCGCCGAGCTCTCCGGCCAGACCTTCGCGCAGTTCACCGCGTCCGGCGGGACGATGACCGAGGCGCTCACGATGATGCAGCTAGCCGCGGAGGAGAACGGGACGAGCATCGTCGATATGTTCGGCTCGATCGAGGCCGGCCAGGCCGCGCTCGGCATCGTGAAGGACCTCGACAAGACCAACGCGAACCTGACCGCGCTCGGCGAGTCGGCCGGCGCGACCGAGGTCGCGTTCGAGACGATGAACGAAGGCCTCGCCGCGACGATGGCCCGGCTCAAGGCCCGGTTCTCCGTCCTCCTGATCGACCTCGGCGAGAGCCTCGCCCCGACGTTCGAGACGATCGGCGAGGCCGTCGCCGGCCTCCTCGAAGTGTTCATGGCGATGCCCGCGCCCCTCCGGACGATGATCGTCGTCGGAGGGACCCTCCTCGCCGGCCTCGCCGCGTTCGCCGGCCCCATCCTGAAGGCGATCCAGCTATTCAAGATGTTGGGGTCGACGATGACCCTCCTCGCCGCGAACCCGTGGGTCCTCGCCGCCCTGGCGCTCGTCGCCGTCACCGTCCTGATCATCAAGAACTGGGACAAGGTCAAAGCAGCGCTCGAGGCCGTGTGGGGATGGATCCAGGACGCCGCCGGCGCTCTCGCCGATTGGTTCGTCGGACTGTGGGAGGACGTCACGGGAGCAGTCACCGCCGCGTGGAACGGGATCACCGGAGCGATCTCGTCGGCCGTCTCTGCCATCGGAGACGTGATCTCCGCCGGGTTCGAGCTCGTGCGCGGAGCGTTCGAGCTCTACCTGGGGATCTACCGGACCCTCTTCGAGACCGCGTGGAACGTCCTCCGGACGATCGTCGAGACCGCGTGGAACGTGATCCGGACCGTCGTCGAGACCGCGATGACCGCGGTCCGAACCGCGATCGAGGTCGGATGGGCCGCGATCTCGACCGTCGTCACAACGGCCGTCGGCACCGTCCGGACCATCGTCGAGGGAGCATGGAACGCGCTCGTCTCCGTCACCTCGACCGCGTGGAACGGGATCAAGAGCACGATCGAGACGATCGGCGGAGGAGTGGTCTCGTTCGTGACCGGGATCCCGAACGCGATCACCTCCGCGTTCTCCGGTCTCGCGTCTCTGATCTCGACCCCGTTCACCGTCGCGTTCGGCGCTATCAAGACCGCGTGGAACAGCACCGTCGGAGGGTTCGGATTCACCGCCCCGTCGTGGATCCCCGGCCTCGGAGGAAAGGGATTCACTATCCCGAGCATGGCAACCGGCGGAGTCGCGTCGGACCCCATGCTCGCGATGATCGGCGACGCCGGCCCCCGAGACCCCGAGGTCGTCTCCCCGGTCTCGCTCCTCCGGGAGACGATCGCCGACGCCCTCGCCGACGCCGGCGGGAGCTCGGCCGGCGGAGGTCTCGTGATCCAGGGACCCCTGATCGGCCACGCCGAGCTCCGGGACCAGCGCGACGCCGTCGAGCTCTCCCGCGAGCTCTACCGGGAGATCGAACGCCGGCAGAGAGCGGCCGGCACCCGCACGTCGACAGTAGGGGCCCTCGCATGACCACGTTCACGTTCGCCGGCACGAGCTCGACCACGATCCCCGAGATCGAGGTCCTCCGAGTCCGACGCCCGCTCGTCGCCCGCCGGCGAGACGACTACGTCGAGGTCTCCGGGAGGCCCGGGTTCTGGCTCTTCGAGGAGGAGCCCGGAGCCCGCCGGATCACCCTCGAGCTACAGATCCTCGGCGACTCGTTCGAGGCGCGCCGCGCCGCAGTGATCGCCCTCGCCGACCTCCTCGACCAGCCCGGGATCTCGAAGCTCGTCGTCGACGACGAGCCGGACCGGTTCCACCGATGCCGACTCGCGTCAGATCCCGACCCCGAGGAGTGGCTCTCCCACACCGGAGCGTTCTCCGTCGACCTCGTCGCGCAGCCCTACAGCGAAGCCGAGACGATCTCCGACGAGACGTTCACGATCACGAGCTCGACGCCGGCCACGTTCGAGGCCCCCGACAAGGTTGAGGGACTCCCGATCGTCACCGTCCGCGCCAACGGAGGAACGATCACCGGGTTCTCCCTCACCGTGAACGGAGAGACCCTCACCTACGGGGACACCCTCTCCGCCGGCCAGACCGTCACGATCTCGACCCTCGCCTACGTCGTCACCGACGGAGCTCCGTCGAGCATCGCCGACGCCCTCGAGGGGATCTTCAACCCCGCCGCGCTCGACATGGCCTCAGTCTCCGGCGACTTCCCCTACGTCGTCCCCGGGACGAATAGCGTCGCCCTCGTGCGCGCCGGCGGCTCGTCGACCTCGGCGACCGTCGAGATCTCGTGGCGACGGAGGAGCCGGTAGCCGATGCCGCGCCGCCCCGAGCTCGTGTGGCTCTACTCCCTCGCCGGCGCGAAGGTCGTCCCGCTCCACGACCTCGCCGACCTCACGGTCGAGGACCGGCTCGGCGACCTCGAGTACCTCGCGTTCGAGATCCGAGCTCAGGACCCGAAGGCCGGCTACCTGATCGCCGACCAGCTATGCACCTACGCCGGCCGCGTGTACCGCGTCGCCGAGATCGTCCAGCAGCGCCGCGGCCCCCGGACCATGATCGAGGTCTACGCCGAGGCCCGGTGGATGGACCTCGGCAAGCGCAAGCGCGCCGGAGTGTTCTCCGTCCTCGCCCGGACCCCCACCCAGGGATTGACGCAGATCCTCACCGGCACCGGATGGACCGTCGGAGACGTTCCGGCGAACCCCGAGCTCTACTCGATCGAGGACATCGACCCGACGGCGCTCTCCCTCATCCGCCGGTGGGCCGCGGTCACCGGCTACGAGGTCGAGTTCGACACCGTCGCCCGGACCGTCTCCCTCGTGACGCAGATCGGCGAGGACCGCGGGATCGGGTTCCGGTGGGGACAGAACCTCCTCACCGTCGAGCGACGCTACGAACCGCCGAAGGCGACCCGGCTGTACGCCTACGGAGCGAACAACCTCACGATCGAGGCCAACAACCCGAGCGGCCTCCAATACATCGAAGATTTCTCGTGGTACACCTCGCAGGGACTCACGATCGAGCAGGCCCGCGAGCTCTTCCGGAAAGATGAGACGTGGGTCGACGAGCGGTACCTCCTCGGCCTCAACCTCTACGACGCCGCCGTTCGCCGGCTCGCCGCCCTCGCGATCCCGACCGTCTCCTACGAGGTCTCGGTCGCCGACCTCGCCGAGCTCACGAGCTCGCCGGCCGACGACGTCGAGATCGGCGACCTCGTCCGAGTCCGAGACCAGGGATTCAACCTCGACCTATCGACCCGCGTCGTCCGGCTCGTCCGGAAGCCCCTCGACCCGCAGCGGAACCGCGTCGAGCTCGACTTCCTCCAGCCCGGCCTCCTCGACGGAGACCGCTCCGACTCGACCCGCTCGATCGACTACGGAGCCCTGACCGTCCTCGTCGACCAGAACGTCGAGGAGCTCACCGTCACGAGCTCCGTCACGACGTGGGGATCGATCGCCGTCACCGTCGCCGGCCAGTCGACGTTCATCGCCGGCGGAACCTTCCGAGGGACCTCCGACGGGACCGGGACCGTCCGGTTCGGTCTGTACCTCGACGGAGCTCCCGTCGGAGCCGAGTACGACTTCGCGTTCACCTCGGCGCAGCAGGTCGAGTTCTCGTGGCCCACGATGGAGACCGGCCTCGTCGAGGGGAGCTACGTCGTCGAGTGGCGCGCCCGAGTGACCTCCGGAAGCGGGACGATCGTCGTCGCCGCCGAGGAGGCCCGAGCCTGGCTCCTCGCTCGAGGCGCGGTCGGAGTCGGAGTGAACCTCTCGCCGAACACTCTCGTCGCCGAGGTCGTCGACCTCATCGAGGACGCCGCCTACTCCGTCCCCACCGAGACCTACACCGTCGCCGTTACCGACATCGGCCCGCCGCCGGGCGGAGACCCCGACCTCGAGCTCACGTTCTCCGACACCGTCGCCGACGTCGCCGAGCTCGACTACGAGACCCCGACCGAGGTCTACTCGATCGACAGCCCGACCCCGCCCGGGGTCTCCGTCCTCGCGGTCTCTCCGGAGAACTACGGAGCCGGCGACTCGATCACGACGATCTCCGTCGACGTCCCCCTCGAGTCCGCTCTCGACGACGGGATCTTCGTCGGCCTCATGCAGCAGGCCGGAGACTCCGCCGTCACCGCGCCGGCCGGGATGACCCGCGTCGCTCAGGTCAAGAGCCCCGGGGTCGACCACTGGACCGAGATCTGGCAGATCGACGACGACGGCACCTACGCCGGGACCACCCTCACGTTCACGACCTCCGCCGCCGGCCGGCTCGGCATCGTGTGCGCGGTCCTCCGCTCCGACACTGGCGCGATGGCGATCGAGGACACCGACACGACGTCCGGGAGCACGTCGACCGAGGCGATCCCGACCTCGACGACGACCGACGACGACCGGCTCCTCCTCGTGTTCGTCTCGTGTTTCTACGCGAACACCTCCCCGACCATCACGAGCTACAACGCTCCGACCGGATGGACCCGCTACACCGAGCAGAACGTCGCCGACAACCGGCTGATCCTCTCCGCCGTCAAGATCGACGCCGCGACCGTCTCCGGCCAATCCTGCACCCACGGAGGAAGCACCCACGCCTACGGCTCGATCGCCCTCGCGGTCGGCCCCGTCTGATAGGAGAACCGCATGCCCGCCGACACCGTCGACACGATCCCCGCCCCACCGAAGCCGACCGGCCGGTACGTCGTCGAGCTCTTCGACGCCGACTCCGGCGAGCTCGTCGACCGCGTCGAGTCGGAGAACTACATCACCCCTCTCTGGCAGAAGTACCTCGCCGGTCTCCAATACTCGAACCCGTGGTGGGCCCCGTGGCTCGCGGACACCTCGATCCTGTACCGGACCGACGTCAGCCTCGGCAGCGCGGCGAACCCTCTCAGCGCAGCCGGTGGCCCGTGGTACGGGCGGCTCTGGAACCCGCAGAGTGTGAGCCCGCTCCCGCAGGACTCGCTGATCATCACCGACGACGACACCGCCGAGGACCCGACGGACCACTGGATCCGAGGCCGTGTGATCGCGTGGGCGACCCGCTGGAAGTCGACGGTCTCCGCCGCCGGCAAGCGCGGCCAGATCAACGAGGCCGAGTCCGCGTTCTCGAACAACGGCCGAACCCACAAGACCGTGTGGGACTTCACGACGCAGCAGGGAAACGGCACGTTCCAGACCCTCGGAATCGGCGCGGTCAACGCGTACGGGAACCCCGCGAACCCGACGACGTGGCTCGCCCACGGCCCCCACTCGATCATCCTCGACGACTCCACTCCCGCGGTCTACGCCGCCGTCGCGTCGCCGATGATGTCGACCCCGTGCATCGCGAACGGCCGGATGTATTGGGTCACGCATAACACCAACTCGCAGACGGCCGACGCGTTCGTCTACTCCCTCGACCCCGACGACGTGTTCGGCGCGACCGCTCTCACGAACGACCCGACAACCCTCGACGCCCGAGGCCTCCCCCCCGCGTCCGAGTGTGACACCGGTCTGAACTTTACGGGCTTTCCGAGCTCGAACAACTCCACGGCCTCGCCGGTCGCCGCGTCGAGGATGGCGCTCTGCAAGCTCGGCGACGCCGGCGACTTCGTCGTCGCCTACACCGGATGGAACAGCGGCTCGAGCACCGCGACGAGCGGCCGAACCGTCCGGATCCGCCGGTTCACCACGGCCGGTTCGCTCGTCTACGAAAACACGACGCTCCTCGCCGCCGACTCCGAGAACATCAACGCAGGCCAGTTCGGTCTCTCGTTCGACGGAACCCACCTCTACCTCACGGTCGGAGGCGGCTCCGCCGGGATGCGCGGCAACGTGTACCGGCTCAACCCCGCCGACGGGACCGTCTCGGCGACGATCCCCATTCCCGGCGGCTCCCTCGTCGACTCCAAGACCGGCTCGTTCCTGTACGACGGGAGCCTCTTCGTCGGCACCGAAGCCGGGATCCTCCGCATGTCGACCGCCGGCGCTCTCGTCTCCCCGTATTGCTACGGCTACCCCGACGTCAACCTTCCGAGCGAAACCGGTCTCTCCCCGTGGGCAACGTCGCCGACGCTCTACTACGGCGCATGGGTCGGCCGCGGCCCGTGGGGACTGACCCCGGCACGAGTCGGAGTCGACTCGTCGAGTACCGCGGTCTCGAACGTCACGACCGGCCAGACCGGCGGATCCGGTCCCGTCGTCAACCTGCAGAGCTACACGACGACGGAGTCGACCCTGGGTCTCCGAGGAGTGTTCGAGTACGCCGGCAAGCTCTGGCGCGTCGCTAACCAGTTCGCCGGAGCTCCGTTCAACGCGAGCTCCGGAGCGTGTCTCGTCGGGATCACCGGAGCGAACGCGCTCAGCCGGACAGTTCTCGAGTCCGCGGTCACCAAGACGAGCTCGCAGAACATGAAGATCACGTACGAGATCACGTTCCCGCAGCCCTCCGACCTCGTCCGGTGGCACGATCACCGCTCGCTCGACGTCACACCCTGACCGAGGTCCCGGCCTCTCCGCCGAGCTCCGGGTACCCTGGCCCGCATGGCGACACCGTTCGAGATCCCCGAGTGGGCGCGCCGGGCCCGACCGGCGAACGTCCGAGCGACCTCCTCCGACGCCCCCGAGGAGTACTCGCCGCTCCCCGGGATCCCGGCCGGCTCTCGCTACACCCACCGCGGGCACGCCGCGCAGTACCGGCGAGGCCGACGCAACGGGAGAACCGTCCGAGCGATCATCCTCCACACCACCGAGTCGGACTCGTGGTCCGGCGGGATGACCTACGACGCGTGGCGACCGGAGACCGTCTCCGCCCACTGCCACCTCGGCCCGCTCGGCGAGCTCGGCTACGGGGTCCCGGAGGCCGACACCGCGTGGACGACCGGCCGGTGGAACGACGAGGCCCTGAACGTCGAGATCACCGGCCGCGCAGCGTGGACCGTCGAGCAATGGCGCGCACGAGCTCCGCAGATCGCCGGCCTCGCCGACCTCCTCGAGGACTGGTGTCGCCGGCACTCGATCCCCGCGACGTGGCTCACCGCCGCGCAGTTCGCCGAAGGCGCGAGCCGGCAGGGACAGACCCCGCGGCAGGGGACCCGCCGAGGGATCGTCGACCACCTCGAGGCGAACCGCGCCGCGATCCTCCTCGGAGGATCTCCGGCCACCTACAGCCACCACGACATCGGGCCCGGCCTCCGGTGGATCGTCCTCGGCGAGGTGATCCCCGAGGTCGCCCGCCGGCTCGGAGCTCCGCCGCCCGTCGACCCTCTCCCCCCGTACACACCGAACCCCGGAGGAACCATGTCCGACCGATTCACGTTCGAGCAGCCCCCGCGCCGGCTCGTCGACACCCGCTCCGGTCTCGGAGTCCGACCCGTCGGCTCGAGCCTCTCCGTCGACACGGGAGCTCCGGGAGCGATCGGCGCACTCGTGACCGTCACCGCGACGCAGCCCGACGCGCCCGGGTTCCTCACCGCATGGGCAGGAGGTCCGAGGCCGAACGTCTCGTGCCTCAACTTCGCCGCCGGCCAGACCGTCGCGAACACGACCGCGGTAGCCCTCGACGCCGCCGGCCGGTTCGTCGTCGCGAACCTCGGAGCCTCGACCCACCTCGTCGTCGACCTCGTCGGCCTCTACCGGTAGTCCTCGGAGGCGTGGACACGATGCAGTTCCTCGAGATCCTCGCGGTCACGGTCGGGATCGTCGTCGGCGCGGGCGGGATCATCGCGACGATATGGGCAGTCGGGAAGGTGAAGGGAGTCGAGACCTCGATCGACCTCCTCTCCTCGGCGAACGAGGCGCTCCGCTCGGCGAACGAGGACCTGCGGGTCGAGCTCGCACACTCCGAGCGAACGTGCGCGGAGAGGCTCGCCCGGCTCGAAGGCCAGAACGCCGCGCTCCTCGACGGCCTCGGCGACAAGCTCGCCCACGCGATAGCGGCGCGGCTCGAGCCCGTCCTCGCCGAGCTCGCCCGGAACGTCGTCGAGGGGATCTCGCAGCGGCCGGAGGGAGCCCGGACGCGGTCGACCGACTACGCCGAAGAAATCACCCGCCGGCGCAGCGACGCGCGAGACTCGCGGGCATGAAGCTACGCGACGCCCTCGAGCGACTCCTCTGGACCTTCGTCGCCGCGTTCCTCGGCGCTCTCCTCGGCTCGCCGATCCTCCTCGCGGTGATCGAGGAAGCGGCCGACGTCTCCGTCGACCTCTCCCTCGTCGCGACCGCCCTCGTCTCGGCCGTTCTCGCCGGACTGATCGCCGTCGCGAACGCCGTCCTGATCATCGCCCGGTACCGGCTCTCCGTCCTGCCGAACCCCGGCGAGGGAGCCCCCGGTCTCCCGGTGCTCCCTCCGCCGGCTCCGCTCGACTAGCCGAGGCGCGAGAGCAGCACGCCGGCAGGGATCCCCGAGAGGATCTCGCCGGCCTCCGCAAGGCCCCGAGCTCGTTCGCAGTCTCCCGCGACGAGCGCGCCGCGCGCCGCGGACATGACCTCGCCGAAGAGGATCGCCGAGACCTCGCCGCGCGGCTCTCGTGTGGTGGTGGTGGTCCGTGTGTCAAGCATGCCGTCCTCATCGGCACGACCTCCGCCGACCTTGAGCGGAAATCTCACCGGATCTATTGAAAGACGCGCCCGAGCTCGGCTACGGTCCCGGTTCCTCCCCGACGACCCCGACGGAGCGCACAACATGACGGACCCACCTACCGACCTCTTCGACGACCTCGCGCGGATCGACGACCCGCTCGAGCGGCTCGCCCACCTCGCGCGAGCTCGTGAGGACGTCGACGCGATCGAGGCCCGCTACGTCGCCGCGCGCCGCCGAGCGATCCTCGAAGCCCGGGAGCTCGACTCCCGGCCGACGTGGCGCGAGATCGGCGAGATCTTCGGAGTCTCAGCGCAGCGCGCCGAGATGATGTCGAAACAGGAACCAACCAACACCGAAAGGACACAGCCATGACCGAAGAGCAGCAGACCCCCGAGGTCTCCCACCAGCCCGCGCTCCCCGACCTCGAGCTCCCCGACTACCACGGTCGGAGCCCCGTCGGAATGCGGACCGCCCTCGCCGGCGCAGGGAACCGGATCGCTCGAGCGCACGGGATCGGCGACCGCGTCGTCCTCGTGATCGAGGCGAAGGTGAAGAAGGCCGGCCACGAGGACACCGACGACGGCCTCGTCTACGTCGAGACGCACAAGGTCGTCGACCTCTTCGAGCTCGACCGGGATCCCGGAGCTCGTCTCCTCTCCCACCTCCGCTCGCAGTACCGGCAGGCGAAGGACGCCGCGGAAGGCCGCGTGCCGATCCCCGAGCTCGGCGACGAGGGATGGACCGACGCGAACGGGGTCGTCTTGACCGCTCAGGAGCTCGCAGAGCGACGAGGGGACCCCGTGGCGCTCCTCGGCGCGCAGGAGGCGACGCCGGCCGTCGTGGTCTACGACAACGGGGACCGGTTCCTCTGGCCCGACGAGTACGCCCGCGACTTCCCCCGCCCGCACGCCGGCGACCAGCACGAGGCCGGCACCGTCGCCGAGCTCCTCCACCACGAGACCGGCGAGACCCTCGAGGACCTCCGGCGGATCTCCGCCGAGATCCGGGACCTCGAGGCCGAGGTCGCCGAGCTCACCGCCGAGGCCGAGCAGGACGCCGCCGGCCCGTTCGCCGACGACGAGCCGGAGGCCGAGCCCTACGAGCTCGACGACGACCCCGAGCCGGCCTACGTCGAGGACGAGGACGGCTACGCCGACGTCGTCCCGTTCGAGAGGCCCGAGCGCGCTCCGGAACCGCCGGCGCTCCCCGGCGAGGAGGAGCTCGCGAAGAGGCTCCCGACCTCCGCCGACTTCGCGTTCGTCGACACGACGGTCCCGCTCCTCGTCGGGAAGCTCTCCGAGATCGTCGACGTCGCCCACCTCCGCCGGCTCGTCGAGGCGGAGCGGCAGGGACGCGGCCGAGGTCTCGTCGCCCGGAAGGGAGCCCTGGACGCCCTCTACGGCCGGCTCGCCGAGCTCGGAGCCGAGACGCCGTGAGGAGCACCGACCCGAAGGCGAAGCACGTCCCGGAGAACTTCCGGCGCGTCCTCACGATCCACGACGGAGGCCGGCTAACCCCGGCCCTCGTCGACGTCCTCCGCACGATCTCCGAGCACGCCGAGGACCTGTCGATCGAGCTCCGGACCGAGGAGCTCGACGCGATCACCAACCCGACCAGCTACCAACGCCGCAACGCCGCGTCAAACGCCCGACAGAGGACCCGCCCGGTCCTCGTCTCCCGCGCCGACGGCCTCGCGGTCTACGCCGCGAGGAGGCTCCTCTGATGGCCCGCAAGCCCGCACCGCCGACACGGATCCAGAAGTCCGGGAACGGCCATACCTACTACCTCGACGGGGAGTGGTGCCCGGGAGTGACCACGGTCCTCTCCGACGGGATCCCGAAGCCCGGCCTCATCGGATGGGCCTCGAAGGTCCCGGCCGAGTTCGTCGCCGACCGTCTCACCGTCGCAAAGACCGCCGACGGCCGGACGAGGATCGTCGCCGACGAGCTCGTCGAGGACCTCCGGAAGTGGCAGGAGAGCCGGACCGGCGGGAAGGTCGTCAAGTGGTCCGACTCGACCCCGCTCCCTCGAGCAGCCCTCGCCGACGCCCTGGCGAACGTCCGGTACCTCGACCTCGGCGAGGCCGCGGCGAAGGGGACCGACGTCCACAACATCGCCGAGCGGCTCGCCCGCGGCGAGGAGGTCGAGGTCTCCGAGGCGCTCCGCGGTCACGTCGACGCCTACCTCCGGTTCCTCGACGAGTGGGGTCCGGCGAACGCCCGGCTCGAGCTCGTCGGGATCAACCGCCGGTGGCGCTACATGGGGAAGATGGACCTGCTCGCCGACTTCCCCGGGAAGGTGTGGAGCTCCGGCCCGTGGGCAGGCCGGCCCGTCGGCCGAGGCCTCCTCGATATCAAGACGGCCCGCTCCGGGATCTTCGCCGAGGTCGCCCTGCAGCTACAGGCCTACCGGTTCTCGGAGACGATCCTGGGCCCGGACGGAGAGGAGCCGATGCCCGAGGTCGACTTCGTCGCAGCGATCCACGTCCGCGCCGACGGCTACGACGTGATCCCGTTCGACGTCACCGGCGACCCCCGGACCGACGCCGCGTACCGGACCTTCCTCTACGCGAAGCAGGTCGGGGAGTGGCTCGACTGGAAGAGCGGAGCAGCCGCGACCGTGAAGCTCGACGCGGCCGAACCGCCGGCGGAGGGATGATGGAGCACAAGCCGATCACCCGTCAGCGTTCCGAGTGGATCGAGGTCCCCGCGCCGCCGATCCCCGGGGTCGTCTCCGCCCACTACCGGCGCGTCGGGGATGGGGTCCTCCGGGCCCTGGTCGCCGACGAGCCGAGGGGATGGCACCTCTCGATCTCGTTCGTCGACCACCGGGACCGAGCCTCCCGGTACCCGCGGTGGGACGAGATCTTCCACGCACGCCGGCACCTCCTCCCGCAGGACCTCGCCTACGTGATGCACCTCCCGACCGACGACGAGTACCTCGCCGTCCACGACTCGACGTTCCACCTCCACCAGCACCCCGAAAGGTCCCGACCATGAGTACCGAGATCGTCCCGTTCCAACCTCCCCGGAGCTCGTCGAGCTCCCTCGAGCTCGCGCCCGAGGCGTGGAAGCTCGCGAGCCGGGTAGCCGATACCGACTTCGTCCCGAAGGCGCTCCGAGGGAAGCCCGAGGCCGTCCTCGCGTGCATCCTCGCCGGCCACGAGGCCGGAATCTCCCCGATGCAGGCCCTCGCGAAGATCCACGTCGTCGAGGGACGCCCGGCGATGGCCGCGGAGCTCATGCGCGCGCTCGTCCTCCGAGCAGGTCACGAGCTCTGGATCGAGGAGAGCACCTCGACCCGCGTCATCGTCGCCGGCCAGCGCGCCGGATCCGAGCGCGTCTCCCGCGTCGCGTGGACGATGGACGACGCGAAGCGCGCCAACCTCGCCGGCAAGAACAACTGGCGCAGCTACCCGCGAGCGATGCTCCTCGCACGAGCGACGGCCGAGCTCTGCCGCGCCCTCTTCCCCGACGTCCTCGCCGGGATCTCGCACACGATCGAGGAGCTCGCCGACGGAGACGACGTCGACCGCCCGCTCGAGCCCGAGGACGCCGGCGAGGCGACGACCGCTCCGCCGACCACGAAGGCCCGGGCCCGGCGCGCGGCGACCGCTCCCGGCGCAGCCCCGGCGATGGAGCCCGAGGTCGTCGACCGGCCACGAGGTGACGTCCCCGGTCTCCCGGGAGAGGACGACATCATCGAGGCCGAGGTCGTCGAGCCCGACGAGGTCGAGCCCGCGCACGAGCTCGCCGAGCCGGAGGCCGAGGAGCCGGCCGAGGTCGTCGAGGAGGAGTGGCCCGTCGAGGAGTGGGACGGAGATCCCGACCCGCCGAACGAGGTCGACCCCGGCCCCCGGTACTCCGGCCCGCAGCTAATCGCGATCAAGCTCGCGGCGCACGGAGTCCACGAGCGGCCGGACCGGCTCCGAGCGATCTCGGCGCTCCTCGAGCGCGAGGTGACGTCCTCGAAGGACCTCTCCGCCGACGAGCTCGCCGCGGTGATCCGCGCCCTCGACGAGCTCCCGGAGGGGATGATGCTCCTCGCCGGCCAGGCCGAGCCCGAACCCGAGCCGGCCCCCGCTCCGCCGAGACGGACGACCGCGGTCACGCCGCCGGAGGAGTGGACCGGCGACCGGTGGCGCGAGTTCCTCCGTCAGCGGAAGGCGAAGGTGGCGCAGGTCCTCAAGGAGGCGCAGCGGATCGGAGCGGAGCAGACTCCCCCCGTGACCGTGGCAACCCTCGACGACCTCGCCGGCTCCGGGATCTGTTCGGAGCTCGTCGGATGGATCGAGGAGCTCGGCTCGTGATGATCCTCCGACCCGACGCCCACCAGTCGAGCGGAGGCCGACCGGAGATCTCCGTCGACCTCGACGACGACCACGGGACGACCGTCGTCCTCACGATCGAGGCCGAGCCCGGCGAGACGTTCGACGACCGGGACCTCTGGCGCTCCCTCACGCCGGCGGAGGCCCGCGCCCTCGCCGCGATGCTCTGGCACCAGGCCGACGCAGCGGAGCGGTACAGGTGAGGATCGCCGGCCTCGACCTCTCGACGTCCCGTATCGGCTACGCCGCCCCGGAGGGAGGCCTCCACAGTGTCACCGCACGAGCGAAGGCCGACGACGTCCCTCGCCGGCTCTACGAGCTCCTGACCGCCCTCGAGCGGCTCCTCCGGCTCTACCCGCCCCTCCCGGACCTCGTGGCGATCGAGGGGTACTCTCTCGCGTCGCCCGGGAGGATCTCCCTCGTCCGGCTCGGCGAGCTCGGAGGCGCGGTCCGGCTCCGGCTCTTCGAGCTCGACGTCCCCTACGTCGAGATCCCGCCGAGCTCCGTCAAGCGACACGCGACCGGAGCAGGGAACGCCGACAAGTACCGGATGACGGCCCGAGCGATCGAGCTCGGCGCGCGGGGATCCGTGAACGACGACGAGGCCGACGCGTTCCACCTCCGCCGGATGGCGCGGCAGGCGCACGGCCTCGAGACCGCCGAGCTCGACCACGAGCGCGACGCGATCGCGAGCCTCTCGTGGTGATCCTCTACCGCTCCGAGCTCGCCGAGGTCCACCACGGGGACGCCCTCGACGTCCTCCCCGAGCTCCCGACGGAATCCGTCGACCTCGTGATCGCCGACCCGCCCTACGGGGTCGAGTGGCAGAGCAACCGGCGCGCCGAGACGTTCGACGAGCTCCTCGGCGACGCGCCGACCGACCGGGACGGGATCCGCTCTGTCCTCGTCGAGGCCGTCCGGCTCGTCGGCCAGCACCGGCACCTCTACGTGTTCGGCCCCGACGACGTCCTCGCCGGCCTCCTCGTGAGCGAACGAGCCGAGCTCGTGTGGGACAAGGCCCGGCCCGGTATGGGGGACCTCTCCGCCCCGTGGGGACCCCAGCACGAGCGGATCTCGTTCGCGGTCTCGAAGCACCGGCACGCCGGCAAGCGCGACGCGCCGGCGCTCCCCGTCCGGATGCGGAAGGGATCGGTCCTCCGGTTCGCTCCGCCGACCGGCCGGAACGTCCGGCACCCCTCCGAGAAGCCGACGACCCTCCTCCGGGAGCTCGTCGAGTCGAGCTCGCGCGCCGGCGATCTCGTCCTCGACCCGTTCGCCGGAGTCGGCTCGACCGGGGTCGCCGCGATCCTCGCCGGCCGGAGGACGATCCTCGTCGAGCTCGACGACCGCTACGCCCGGATCGCCGCCCAGCGCGTCCAGGACGCCGAGCAGATCTACCGAGCCTCGCTCGACGCATGACCGCCGCGCTCCACCCTCTCCTCGCCGTCGGCGCGCTCGTGTGGCTCGCCGCGATCGCGTTCACCGTCGGACTATGCCGCGCCGCGGCGAGCCGGCCGTGGTGGGAGAGGACAGCGGAGGAGATCTCCGAGCTCCCGGAGGCCGACCCCGAGGATCCCCGGGGTCGGCCGTCACAGGACGGTCGGACATGACGGACCACGACAGGAACCGACCGAGCGGGAATCGTAGCAACCGAGGCGACTCCGGACGAGTCCCCCCGCACAACCTCGCCGCCGAGGAGAGCTCGATCGGCGCGGCGCTCCTGTCGATGAAAGCAGCGACGACGATCGTCGAGCGGCTCGAGGCCGGCGACTACTACAAGCCCGCCCACCAGCACATCTTCCACGCCGTCCGCTCGATCGTCTCGGCCGGCGCGCACGTCGACATCGTCACCGTGTGCGACGAGCTCCGGCGCGCCGGCCTCCTCGACGAGGTCGGAGGCGCTCAGTACCTCGCCGAGCTACAGAACGCGACGCCGGCGATCTCGAACGCGCACGGCTACGCGAAGATCGTCCGGGACTGCGCGGTGCTCCGCCGAATGCTCTACGCCGCCGCGGACATCGCCGAGGCCGCGTACAACCACAACGACCCCGCCGAGGCCGTGGCGAAGGCCCAGGACGCCCTCGTCGCCCTGGCAGCCGACGGAGACCCGTCGGCCGGCTCGACGCTCGACGTCGCCGACCTCGCCGCCCTCCTCGATACCGACCTCGAGCCGGAGTCCGGGACCTTCCTCACCCGCACCGACGGGACCTCCCTCCTCTACGCCGGCAAGATGCACGTCTTCCAAGCCGAGCCGAGCTCCGGGAAGTCGTGGATCTCCCTCCACGCCGTCCGCGAGGTCCTCGACATCGGAGGCGCAGCGATCTACCTCGACTTCGAGGACACCCCGGCCGGGATCCTCCGCCGGCTCCGGAACCTCGGCTGCTCCGTCGACGCGATGCGCGAGCGACTCGTCTACGCCCGACCCGTCGGCCGGTACGGACCCGCCGAACGGCTACAGGTCGACCGGCTCCTCGACCGACTGAACCCCGACCTCGTCGTGATCGACGGAGTCGGGGAGTCCCTCTCCCGGAACGGCCTCTCGGAGGACAAGGCCGACGACGTCCTCCGATGGTTCGACCTCTTCCCCCGCCCGATCGCCGAGACCGGCGCGGCCGTCCTGATGATCGACCACGTCGCGAAGGACCCCGAGCAGCGCGGCCGATGGGCGCGAGGCTCCGGAGCGAAGCTCGGCGCGGTCGACGGCGCGTCCTACCAGGTGAAGGTGATCACCCCGTTCTCCCGTCACCGGTCCGGCGCGGTGAAGCTCGTCGTGGCGAAGGACCGGCCCGGCCAGTTCTCGATCGGCGAGGTCGCCGCGATCGTCAAGATCGAACCGCACGCCGCCGGCGAACGCGTGGTCCTCACCGTCGAGCCCGACGGAGCCGACCTCGCGATGACCGACCCGCACAAGCCGACACAGGTCATGGCGATGATCTCCGCCGAGATCGACGGAGCGAAGGTCCCGCTCACCCCGAAGGCCCTCGAGGCCATCGTTCACGCCCGGCCGAGGACGTTCCACGAGGCCCTCCAACGTCTGATCGCCGAGGGGTACGTCACCCAGGCCTCCGGCCGCGTGAAGAGCCTCCGCAACGTCCGCAGGTACTACGGCCCCTCGACCCGCGACGAGCCTCCGCCCGACCTCGTCGACGACGAGCCTCCGCCCTCGTTCGACTTCGACTACCAGGAACCCCCCGAGCTCGCCGAGGCGCAGCGCGCCTACCTCGACTCGATCATCCACGACCCCGACCTCTAGGAGACCCCGATGCCGATCCACCCCGACAACGTCCACCGGTACCCGCCGGAGTGGCCCGAGATCTCGAAGCGGATCCGAGCCGAGCGCGCCGGCGACCGGTGCGAGTGTTCCGGCCAGTGTGGACACGACCACCGGCTCGAGCCCGGCTCCGCCGGCGAGCGATGCGCGGCCCGGAACCGGGAACCTCACCCCGTCACGACCTCGATCGTCGTCCTCACCGTCGCCCACCTCGACCACACCCCGGAGAACGTCGACGACGGGAACCTCCTCGCCCTCTGCCAGCGATGCCACCTCGCGTACGACCGAGACCACCACGCCGAGAGCCGAGCTCGTCGACGAGCCCGAGAGCTCCCGACCGAGTTCCCCGCGATCCTCCCCGGCGACTGCCGCGAGATCCTCCCGACGCTCCCGACCGGCTCCGTCGACGCCGTCGTCACCTCGCCGCCCTACCTGAAACAGCGCGCCTACGGCCAGGACACCGCGCACGAGCTCGGCCTCGAGGAGACCGTCGCCGACTACGTCCGGAACCTCGCCGACGTGTTCGACGAGCTCCGCCGGATCCTCCGCCCGACCGGGTTCGCGTGGCTCAACATCGGCGACAAGGCCAACAACAGCGGAGGAGCCGGAGGGGACTGGACCTCGACCGCCGCGCTCACCAAGCTCTCCGGAGGCCCCGGCCGGTTCCGCGACCCCGCCTACCCCGAGGGATCGTTCGTCGACGTCCCCGGCCAGGTGATCGCCGAGCTCCTCCGGCGAGGATGGCGGCTCCGGCTCCCGATCGTATGGGACAAGGGGAGGGAGAGCCCGGAGAGCCTCCGGCACATCGGCCGGCCGCGATGGTCCCACGAGATGATCTACCTCCTCTCCCCGATGCCTCGACCCCGCTCGGCCGGCGCGCGCCGCCCCCGGTTCTTCCCCTCGGCCCTCGCCGAGACCGGCTCGGTCTGGCACTTCCCACCGGGAGGGAACGGAGACGCCCACCTCGCCCCGTTCCCCGACGAGCTCGCCCGCCGGTGCATCCTCCCGACGACCCTCCCCGGAGACGTTGTCCTCGACCCGTTCTCCGGCTCCGGTACCGTCCCTCGAGTGGCGCACGAGCTCGGCCGTCGAGGAGTCGGAGTCGAGCTCTACGCCGACCGGCCCGAGCTCCTCCACCAGGCCTCGACCCGAAAGGACGCCGACTCGTGAAGATCTACGGCTGGCCCCTCTTCCTCCTCGCCCTCTCCGCGCTCGTCGCGATGTTCGGCGAGCCGAAGCCCGTCGCCCTCGTCGTCGCCGGCCTCGGAACCCTCACCGCCGCGTACGACTGGCTGAAAGAGCTCGACCGATGATCTCCACCGACCCCGCAGACCCGCACCCGCAGTTCGGCCCGCCCGAGTGGATCGAGCTCCACGACGGAGCCCGGCTCGACCTCGCCGCCCCGTGGAACCTCGCGCTCGGCGACGCCCTCCGCGTCCTGATGGCCCTCCCGACCGGATGCGCGGACGCGGTGGTCACCGACCCGCCCTACTCCTCCGGCGGATTCACCCGCGGCGACCGGATGGGGTCGACAACGAACAAGTACGTCCAGACCGCGACGCAGATCGAGCGGCCCGACTTCGCCGGCGACAACCGCGACCAGCGCGGCTACCTCGTGTGGTGCTCCGTGTGGATGGAGGAGGCCCTCCGCGTCGTGAAGCCCGGCGGCTCGATCCTCACGTTCACCGACTGGCGACAGCTACCCGTCACGACCGACGCCGTCCAGAGCGGCGGCTGGGTCTGGCGCGGCATCGTCCCGTGGGACAAGGGAGAGGGGACGCGCCCGAGGCGCGGAGGGTTCCGAGCTCAGGCCGAGTACGTCGTGTGGGGAACCGCCGGCCACCTCCGAGAGGACCACGAGGAGTACCTCCCCGGGTTCCTCCACGTCGCCGACGGCCAGTACGCGACCGGCTCGCTCGTCGTCCCGATCCGGCAGGCCGACAAGCACCACATCACCGGCAAGCCGACCGACCTCATGCGGGAGCTCGTGAGGATCGCCCCGCGCGGAGGACTGATCGTCGACCCGTTCGCCGGCTCCGGGACGACCGGGGTCGCCGCCGTCGAGCAGGGGAGGAGGTTCCTCGGAGTCGAGAAGACCGCCGAGTACGCCGAGATCTCCCGGGCCCGGCTCGCCGAGGCCGAGGCCGTCCCGACGCTCTTCGAGCTCCCGACGATCACCGAGGCGGCTCGACCGCCGGCGCTCTTCGAGCTCGACGAAGAGGACCCCGTGACGCCGTAGGTTGACGCCGTGACGTGATGGGTATACGCTCGACCTCGTGACCACGACACCATCACCCAGCACCCCCGACTACGCCCGGCTGATCGACGAGCTCGCCGCGGCCGGCTACAGCCCCACCGACACCTTCGAGGAGCTCTCCTCGACCGTCGACTACTTCGCCCGCCGCGGATGGGACGCCGTCCGGCACAACGGAGACTCCCTCTCGTTCGCCCGGTTCTCCGACGAGGGAGCTCGTCTGATGACGACGACCCTCTCCGGTTGCATCATCGACGAGGCCTCGTTCTCGACGAGCCGGCACGCCCTCCGCATGTTCACGACGGCCGCGGAGCTCCGGCCGTGACCCCGCACGCCGTCCTCATCGGATGCACCAAGACGAAGCGCGCCGAGCGTTCCGCCGGCCGTGACCTCTACGACCCGTCCGACCTCTTCCGACGCCGGCGCGCGTACGCCGAGTCGACCGGCCTCCCGTGGGGAATCGTCTCCGCCCTCTACGGCCTCGTCCTCCCCGACCAGCAGGTCGACCCCTACGAGATGACGATCGCCCAGCGACGCACCGCCGAGCACGGAGGGACGAAGCATTGGGCCCGCTCCGTGATCCGCGGAGCATTCCTCTACCTCGCCGACATGCACGCGACGGCCCGGGACGGCCGAGGGTTCGCCTACTTCCCCGAGCACCTCGTCCTCGAGGTCCACGCCGGGATCGACTACGTCCGGGCCCTCGAAGAGGTCGCCGGCGACTACCGCTCCGGAGTGACGATCCTCCACCCCGTCGCCGGACTGATGATCGGCCAGCAGAAACAGCACTACGCCGGCCTCCTCGCCGAGCCGGCCCCCGAGCCCACCTACGGCCAGCTTGCCCTGGCACTCTGAAAGGACCACGACATGACCGACCACCTCGACCCCGAGCTCCTCGCCCGGGCCCTCGCCTACACCGACGCCGTAGGCCTCTCCGACGGCACCGACCGGCCGGCCTCGACCGTCGCCGAGCTCGACCTCGACTCCGAGCCATGCCAGGACTGCCACGCCCCGATCGAGTGGGACGAGCCCGCGCAGACCTACCGGCACCACGGCCCCGCGTGCTACCTCGCGACGAGCTCCGGCTGGATCCTCGTCCCGTGAACACCTCCCGATGGGACCTCGTCCCGCTCCCCGGCCTCGAAGGCCCCGCCGGCTACCAGCCCCCTCTCCCGTTCACCTACACCCAGGAAGGCCCACGACATGACCCGAACACCGATCGACGAGATCGCCCTGCAGCACCTCGGAATCGAGACGCTCGAGGAGCAGCGATCCGACTCCCTCGACTTCCACGAGGTCCCCGTGTGGGATCTCCGAGCAGCCCTCGCCGCCGCGTTCGACGCCGGCCGAGCCTCCGTGACCTCCGGGAGCTCGTCATGAGTTGGGCCGAACGCCGAGCACGCCGAGCACGAGCGAACGCCGTCCGCGAGGCCGTCGAGGAGGCCAGGACCGCCGGCCTCGAGGAGATCACCGCCGGAGACCTCCGAGTGATCTCACTCGCCCTCGAGGACCGCGAGGCCAAGTACGCCGCGCAGCCCGCCGGCGAGGCCGCGGCCCGTGTCCGCGCCAAGATCGCCCGGAACATGATCCGATGAGCTCCGCACTCACCCCGGCCGAGCGCGCCCGGCTCTACCGAGAGCGGAAGCGCGGAGGACCCGCCCGCACCCTCTCCGACGACCCGCTCGCCCGAGCGAAGAGGCGCATGCGGAAGGGAGCGAAGGTCGCCGACCTCGACCCCGCCGAACGAGAGGCCGTCCGCGCCTACCAGCGCGAGCAGGCCCGGAAGCGGAGGACGTCGTGACGCCGGCGCTCGTCGCCCGACTGATCGAGGGAGCTCGAGCCGGCTCTCTCGCCCTCACCAGGACCGAGGCGATCGCGCTCGTCCGAGAGATCACCCCCGGCGCGTCCGTGATCGTCGACGGCCGGCCCGTCGACCTCCGCTCGATCCCCTGGCACGTATTCCCCGACCACGTCGCCGAGCTCCCCGAGCTCGACCCGTGGCGCAGACAGGCCCACGAGAGCATGGTCGAAGGCCTCATCGACGGAGACGACCAGGCCCGACTCTTCGAGGTCGCCGACCGCCGCGAGGCCGAGCACCGCCGGCAGGCCGAGGAGCTCGCCGGCCGGTTCGAGATCTCCCCCGAGGCCCTCGCCGAGCTCCGGCAGATCTTCGGAGACCCGCATGCGTGACCCGCTCCGCCGCAGAGACCCCGAGCTCGTGCGCGCCCTCCTCGACGTCGTCTACGAGGACGCCGACCAGGACAAGCCCGACCCGATCCCGTGGGGAGAGCTCGTCGACGCGTTCACGTCCGACGCCCACCAGTGGCGCACCGTCGAGAACGTCCTGTACGAGCTCGTCGCCGCCGGCGCACTCCACCGCGTCGGGAAGCCCGGCGCACGGGGTAAGCCCGACACGAGAGCACTCCTCCCGACCCTCCTCGGCCGAGCATGGCTCGCCGGCGAGCTCCACCCCGTACCCGAAAGGACCCCGACATGACCAGGACCAGCAGACCCGACCCCGAGCTCCGAGCGTTCCTCGGATCGTTCCACGGGAAACGCGCCCGGATCTTCCTCACCTCCGGCCAGGACACGACCGGGATCGTCAACACGACCACCTGGACCGACGACGGCCGGCCCTCCTCGATCTACCTCGTCGCAACCGAGGACCCCGAGCTCGCCGCCGTCCTCATCCCCTGGCACGCCGTCGCCGCCGTCGGAAAGCTCCTCGAGCCGACACGACCCCGCGCCCGAGGCGACGAACCCACCAGCACACCCACGCACGAGATCCCCGCCCTCGACCCCGACCACGACCTCACCGACGCCGAGGCCGACCGGCTCCTCGAAGCCCTCCGAGCAGAGAACCCCGACCCCGCCCACGTCGAGTAACCTCACCCCGTCGACCGTCCTCCCCGGGCCCGGGAGGCGCACGAGACCGCACGGCCGACACCCCCGCACGAGACCCCGGACACCGACCACCGCCCGTCGGACCGTCCGGGGTCTCAGCGCGTCAGGCCACGGCCGGCTCGAGCTCAGGCAACCCGAGCACCACCACCACGTCGAGGAGCTCCACCGGCAGACCCGACGCCCGCTCCACCAGCACACCGTCGACGCGCTCGACCACCGGGACCAGCACAGCCCCGCCGTCAACCGTGACCACAGCCACCGGGAGCTCGACCTCGAACATACCCACAGCGTAACGAAACCCTGTGGACAAGTCGAGAGAACTACCGACTCGAGGGGACCGAGTGGGCGGCTCTCCCGGCCCCGGTGCTCCCCTCCACGGACGGGGAGCATACCGAGGACGTCAAGGACTCCGCAAGACCCACCCCCTCGTCCCCTCGCACACTGTGGACAACCACACGACCTACCATCGGCCACGATGCCCACCGTCCCCCCGTCACCGTGCCCCACCCCGCTATGCCCACACCTCCGACCCTGCCCGCTCCACACCTCGACCCCGTGGTCCGGCGCACGAGACCGACGACGACAGAGGACAGGCCTCAGCGGCTCAGCCGAGCAGAAGAGGAACCGGCGCATCATGCGACGACACCGCGGGATCTGCCACGTCTGCCACATGCCAGGAGCCGACGAGATCGACCACGTCGTCCCCCTCGCCGAGGGAGGAACCGACGACGACGACAACCTCGCACCGATCCACGCTCGACCATGCCACGAGCGCAAGACAGCAGCCGAGCGCGCACGAGGCCGCGCACGAGCTCGACGAGGGACCGGACCGGGGGGTGGGGTACCACCGCGGCCGAGGCCGGCCCCGGGGTCAAAGGGGGCAGCGCGCGCACCCGAGGACCGGTTTCGGACTCGATTCCCCGACCGGGGAGGATCGTTCGGTGGGTAGGAGGAACCGGCCTCGGCACTCCCGGCCCGGCCGGAACCGGAGCCGGCGAGCGACGGCCGAGCAGCGCGCCCGGGCCGAGCTCGACCGGGACGATCCGCCGGC